TCTAAGATTGCTGAGATCAGTGTTACTGTTGGTACGATTGCTAAGTCCTTGATTGTTTTTCTTGGGGGTTTGTTTGCTGCTAAGAAGCTTCCTCCCCCTAAAGATCCTAATGCCTAGTCAGTTAGAGTTGTTTTGGTCGGTGCCGCATACGCCGGCTCTCCCGGTGGCCACAGAGGAGAAGTTTTCTTCTGTGGCCTCCATCCTTCAATCCATGGGGTACATTCCATATGAGACGTCGCAAGCCTGTAAGCCGCAACAAAGCCAAGAGGATTTTCAAGTCCTCGGCGAATCGGACGCATAAAAAGAATTTAATGCACAGACCGATTATGCGCGGCGGTATTAGACTTTAGTTATGGCGTGCTTCAATCCGTTGATCGCATATCGGGGTAAAATGCCGAATGCGAAAACGGGGAAGCTGCCGATGGTTTTTTCTCCCCGAGATTCGTTTGATCCTGATTCGGAATTTAAACTTCCGTGTGGGCGATGTATTGGCTGTCGTTTAGAGCGCTCTCGTCAGTGGGCTATTCGATGTGTTCATGAGGCTTCCCTTTATGAGCGCAATGCTTTTATTACGTTGACGTTTTCTCCTGAGCATTTACCTAAGTCAGGTTCCCTGGATAAGAGAGACTTTCAGTTGTTTATGAAGCGGCTTCGTAAGCGCTTTGGATCCGGTGTTCGTTATTTTCATTGTGGGGAGTATGGGGAGAAGATGGGTCGTCCCCATTATCATGCATGTCTTTTTAATTTTGATTTCGATGATCGTGAGCTTTGGCGTGTTCGTGATGGCGTTAAGCTTTATAAGTCTAAGGCTCTCTCTGAGTTGTGGCCTTTTGGCTTTTCTACTATTGGTGATGTTACTTTTGAGTCTGCTGCTTATGTTGCTAGGTATGTGACCAAGAAGATTTCTGGTCCTGTTGCTGATGATCATTATTGGCGTTACGATCCTAAGTCTGGGGAGTGCTACGATTTGCTTCCGGAGTATATTACGATGTCCCGGCGTCCAGGGATTGGACGTCCCTGGATTGAAAAATATCAAGGTGATGTTTACCCGCATGATCGCGTTGTTCTTCGTGGTCGAGAGATGCGTCCTCCAAAATTTTATGATTCGATTTTTGAATTAGACAATCCCGAAGGAATGGAGGATATAAAATTTCAACGGGAGAAAAAATCGAAGCTGCAAGCGAGTGATGGTGAATACTCCCGTTTGCGAACTCGTGAGCGGCTTCAAGAAATAAGGCTAAAATGCCTTAAGCGAGGGTATGAAAATGAGAGCTAAGATATGCTGTATTTATGATTGTAAGTCGGAGAGCTATGGCCGCCCGTTTTTTTCGGATGCTACTGGTGCCGCTATTCGTTCTTTCTCTGACGAAGCGAATTCTACTTCGAAAGAGTCTACTATTGCTAATCACCCCGGGGATTATACTCTTTTCGAAATTGGTACCTATGATCACCAATCAGGTGTGATTGAGGTGTATGAAGCTAAGAAATCTCTCGGTTGCGCTTTAGACTTTGTTCGTTCAGAATTGAAGGCTGTATGAGTGAATCAAAACCCGCCACTTGGGCTATCCGTGATATAGAGCACGGTAAAACGTTCTTCTTTGATTCGTTTGATTGCATGGTTAAATGGATCATGCGTACTAGTATTAAGGCTGTCTAACCCTATGGTCCGGCGGTGCTCTATTTGTGGCTTAAGGTTTTGGGTAGGGTCACCGCCGCCCAAAGATTTAGAATTTCGTCTTGTTGGTAAATATTGTTTGAGGAGATGTGTGTCCTATGGCTAATGGTAAAAACTCAGTGATGTCGCATTCGTTTGCTAATATTCCCGATGTCCGGGTTCCCCGATCGCAGTTTAATCGCTCACATGGGCATAAGACCGCGTTTGATTCCGGCTATTTGGTTCCCGTATTTGTGGATGAGGCGCTTCCTGGTGATACTTTTAACCTTAGGATGCACGCCTTTACTCGAATGAGTACTCCCATCGTTCCTGTGATGGATAACTTATATCTTGAGACGTTTTTCTTTGCCGTTCCTCTTCGTCTTGTTTGGTCTAATTTTAAGAAGTTTATGGGTGAGCAAGCTACCCCTAATGCTTCTATCTCCTACCTTGTTCCTACTATTACCTCTCCTGCTTCGGGTTGGACTGTTGGGTCTCTTTCGGATTATCTCGGTCTTCCTACTGTGGGCCAGGTGACTTCTACTAAGACCACTACCTCTGTTTCTCTTTGGCATCGTGCTTATAACCTTATTTGGAATGAATGGTTTCGTGATGAGAATTTACAAGATTCTGTTGTCGTTGATCTTGATGATGGCCCTGATACCGCTTCAGATTATGTCCTTCTTCGCCGCGGTAAGCGTCATGATTATTTCACTTCCTCTCTCCCTTGGCCTCAAAAGGGATCTACCGCTGTATCGCTTCCGCTAGGTACTACCGCTCCCGTTATCGGTATCGGTTCTACTACTGGTGTTTTCGGTTCTTCCTCTGTTGGTGTTTATGAGACTGGTGGTGGCACGGATACTTATACTTATGCTGCTTTAACTGGTGCTAATAATTTCGCCTTTGAAGGCAGTGCCGCTTCTGGTGGTGCTCCTAAGATCTATGCGGATCTTTCTACGGCTACTGCGGCTACTATTAATCAATTACGTCAGTCGATTGCTACTCAGCAGCTCTTAGAGCGTGATGCCCGAGGTGGTACTCGGTACACCGAGATTGTTCGCTCTCACTTTGGTGTTACTTCTCCGGACGCTCGTCTTCAACGTCCGGAATATTTGGGTGGTGGTTCTTCTCCTATTAATTTCCACCCTGTTTCTCAGACTGCTCCTACGTCTGGTTCTAATGCTCTCGGGCAGCTTGCTGCTTTTGCCACTGGTTCTATTTCTGGTCATGGTTTCGTTAAGTCTTTCACTGAGCATTGTGTTCTTCTCGGACTTGCTAACGTCCGCGCTGATTTGACCTATCAACAAGGTCAGAATCGCATGTTCAATAGGTCGACTCGTTACGACTTCTATTGGCCTTCTTTCGCGAACATTGGTGAGCAAACTGTTTTAAATCGCGAGATTTATGCTACCGACGATACCGCTCCGCAGGATACCAATGTTTTCGGTTATCAAGAGCGTTATGCCGAGTATCGGTATAAGCCGTCGGTTATTACTGGTATTATGCGGTCTACTGCCGCTTCTACTGTTGATGTTTGGCATCTTGGTCAGAAGTTCACTTCTCTTCCTACTCTGAATACGACGTTTATTCAGGATACCCCTCCTATCTCCCGTGTTCAGGCTGTTAATACCCAGCCTCAGTTTATTTTTGATTCCTATTTTGATCTCAAGTGTGTTCGTCCTATGCCTGTGTTCTCTATCCCTGGATTGGATAAGCTCTAGTATGGGTTTCCTTGGTAGTGTTGGTGGTTTTATTGGTGATATTCTCACCGGTGGTGCCATTTCTAATTCTAAGGATGTTCAAGCCACGAATGCGGCAAATGTTGCCCATTCTAATGAGCAGATGGCGTTTCAGGAACGTATGTCTGGGTCCGCTTATCAGCGGGCCATGCTTGATATGGAAAAAGCTGGCCTAAATCCCATGCTCGCATTCTCCCAGGGGGGTGCTTCTACTCCCTCGGGGGCTATGGCCACCGAGCAGTCTCCTAATCGTGGTAATATTGGCGGTAATCTTGGTGAGCAGATAAAAAGCGCTATTGGCATGAAAGCCAATCTTGCTAAGACCGCTGCTGATACTTCCGTTGCTAATGCCAATGTTGGCGTTCAGGAGACTCAGCGTGCATTAAATCAGGTTAATACTGATAAAGCCGCCGCCTCTGCCGATCAGATTCGTGCTCAAGCTAAGGTTCTTCGCCAACAGGAGAAGAAGGAGGCCGCTAAGGCCCGTATTCTTGAGCGTGAGGACTCTATTTCGAAGCAACGCGAGAAGATTGATAAAGTCGCTGCTCCCGCTGATGCTGTTTTGGATCGTGTTGAGCAAGCCGCTGGCGTTGTTGGTACTGGTGCCGGTATTTTCCGCCGTCGTTCTGGTTCTCCTCTTTCTGGTGCTGGTCGTGCCCGTCCTCGTATTTCCCCTCGTGTTTCTGAAGATGACCGCCTTGAAAAGGCTGGTTCTGATGGTATTCCTGTTGATTAACTCTGGAGGTTATTTCTATGTCGCCTGTTATTGCTCGTTCATATTTTGACGCTGTTGGTGCTTCTAATGTTGGTTTGGACTGTAAGGACCCTTCTAAGGCCATTCAATCGGCCAAAGAAGAGTGTGACCTTAATGTTATCGTGAAGAAGTATCTTCGTACTGGTGAGCTTCCTAACGCTCGCCAATCGGCCTACATTGATCTTTCTGGGCTCCCTAACTATCAGGAGGCCTTAAATACTGTAATCGCCGCTGAGGAGGCATTCTATTCGTTACCTGCGGAGGTACGCCGTGAGTTCGATAATGACCCTACTAAGCTCGTGTCGTTCGTTGCTGATAACAAGAACTATGCCAAAGCTGTTGAGCTTGGCCTAATCCCTCGCAAGCCTCTTCCTGCTCCTCCTAAGGCAGCCGGGCAGGCTGCTCCCGGCGGCGTTCCCGCCTCCCCCCAACCCCTCGTGGAGGGGTCCGAACAATAACCCACTTGATGTAATTGTTCGGACTGACACCAAAGGTGGCAGTTGTTAAGTTTGGGTGATACACTTTGTCAAAGGGTGGTTCTATATGGATGTGATTACGGATATTCTATCTAAGATTGCTGAGATCAGTGTTACTGTTGGTACGATTGCTAAGTCCTTGATTGTTTTTCTTGGGGGTTTGTTTGCTGCTAAGAAGCTTCCTCCCCCTAAAGATCCTAATGCCTAGTCAG